TAATAACTTAAAAGCCCCTGGAAGTCCTTTCATTTGGGCTACGGCAATCTTTGCAGAAGTGCCAGTTTTATCTAAATTTTTCTCAAATTTTCTAAGTTCTTCAGATCCTGCTCCCAATAATGCTAAAAATTGAGGACCCCCACGCTGGCCCCACATTTCCATTGCAGCCTGCGCCAGTTTTATCTCTTCCGTTCCCCGTGCCTGCGCTTTTTCAAATTCTGCAATAACCCCAGTTACATCTTTTAAACTGCCATCTACATTTTTTACAGATATTCCAAGGGCCTTAAACATCTTTTGCGCTTTTTTACTTGGGGACATTAAATTTGTCATAATCCGACGAAGACCAGTACCGCCAAGGGTCCCTTGAAACGCATTTTTAGCAAGTATGCCTAATGCTGCAGCGGTTTCAGTAAATCTAAATTGCATTGCTTTTGCAACAGGGCCAACAACTTTCATTCCTTCACCTAATTGCTGTAGGTCCATATTTGAAGTCGTAAAAGCATTTACCAATACATCATTGGCCCGAGCAAGTTCATTGGTTTCCATTCTAAACCCAGACATAATATTGGTAACTATGTCTGCCGAAGTGCCTAAATCTAATTGAGCAGAAGCGGCCAACTCAAGTGTTCTTGGCAATGCCCCAATTATCTGATCAACTGTAAGACCTGCCATACCTAAAAATTTCATTCCCTCAGCAGCCTCAGATGCACTAAATTGAGTAGTGGAACCCATTTCCCTGGCTAAATCTTTAAGCGCAAGAAATTGATCGGCAGTTGCTCCAGTAACAGCACCGACCATATTCATTGCCGCTTGAAACCGAATAGCCGATCGAACAGCCAGTGCCCCAAATGCAGCAATTGGAAGAGTAAGTTTCATTGATAAATTTTTACCAATATCTGTCATTTTTTTACCAGTTTCTCTTAATGTTTTCCCTAACTCACGAAAACGTTCTTTTAATCGATTAACTGGGCCTCTAAGATTATCTAAATTTCGCCCCATCTTATGTATTGGACCAGAGATTTGATCGATAACCTTAAAAAGCACTGATAAATTATACTGGCGTGCCACTTATATCTCCCTTATACTCCTGCTCTTACCCATTGCTCGATCTTACCCGTACCCTTATTCCAGAAAAGCAATTCTTTCATGTCCATCTCCCAGATTGATTCTGAAGAAAATTTAAACACGTACCCGATCCCCCACACTATTTCTTCCCAGTCGCGAGGGATCCCCCTAAAAAATCCTCAAGGTTCTCTGCAAATGTCATCAAATCTTCCATATCCATTTCATCAATAGATGATTCTGGAACCTCTGTTATTGCCGCAATTAGTGGGATCAATTCAGATGGCTCTACTTGTCCCTCTCTTTCTGCAAACGCTTTTGGGAGTGCTTTTAAATGCTTGGCCTTGAGTCTGCCGAGCTTTAATGTGGAAACCTCAACGGTCCCACCACCCTCCTTTGGAACTGGGATTGGATACTTCAATGTAATGGTTTTATAATCCTTATTTCCCATAACGTATACCTTTATATACCTTTAAAATTAACATCGTTTATAATCAAATCTAACCGTGTTTTCACACAAGATAAGCCTTATTTTAGCCAAGTTAATCAGCTAATTTAAGTCTGATTACCTTTCCACGGTCTCCACCCAGAAAGGCCCCTCGAAAACAATCGGGGTCTCACCTTCACCACCAGTTAACGAGAAATTACGGAGACAAGTTGCTCCCTCCATAACATATGCCTTTCCGCCACCAGCCGCTCTGAATATCACGGTTCCATCCCCGAACACCCGGGCAAGATCAGACAGGATAATATCATCCCTATCAGTAACAGTTACTTCACAGCGTGCTTGAATGGGCTTCTCTATATATCCATGCGGTCCGGTATCACCCATTACTGCTTCAAGCTCAAAATTCGGCTCACCGGAAATGCCAATTCCAGATGCAACTGCCCCTGCCTTGTTAAGCAGAAGCTCACCATTTACAAGAACTTCAATTCGACCTGTAACTTTTGCCATTGTTTATTTTCCTCCATTTATCTTTTCTTTAATAAAAACAGGCCATCACCGTGAGATTATTTGTCTCAAAGTAGATGGCCTGCTAATAGTTGCCTAACCCTACTTAACCCTACTTAATCAATATTCGGTTTTAATTATGCTGCTTTGCTCATATCCTCCTTAGAGAATGAACTGGATTTGCCCAGCAAGCACGCGAAACTGGTTAATTAAGTCAGGTGGCAAGAGCACATTTACTCTGTTCCTATCTGACATATCCCGCTCCACTATCAGATTCTCGATGAACTCATCCAGATTCTCAATAAGACCTTTATCTCTCAGTAAGGTAAATAGTGCAATTGTTTCCTGTCGCACTGTCCTTGGAGTAGCAACCTTACTACCTGGTTGAACCGGGAAGGTATCATCGGCCAATTTGAATCTTGGAATTATAAATCTACTGATCATCCGAACCTTATACTGATATCGAATTTCTCCCAGTGTAGCCAGAGTTTGTATATCCAGATAACTCGGATCAGGAGTTCCCAATGCGGTCTTTTGGTAAGTGGTAATGCTGCGTTCAATCAACACATTTCCGCCTGAATCCACCACATAAGTTGCAATCCCATCATAAAGCAGATAGTCCCTTTCCTCCCGGGTGAATCTATTTTCTATCGGAGGTGGCAAAATCCCCTTCAATTTCAAGTAATGCAATGGACGTGCCGGATCGTTGTTTAGATTCCATGCAGCAACCGCTCCCCAGGCTGCAGCCCACTCTTCCGGCCCATTCGGTGCATCATATACACCAACGATAGTATTATGAGGATTATTTCTGGCATTGCCAAGAGCAGTACAACTCGCATACTTTGCTCTAACTGCTGTAATCCCATGCCCCTGTAAATCCTCAAGTGGCAAAAACCTATCCTCTAATTCAGTTTCAATCTCCGTAAGATTTGCGGTATCAATGTACGGCTGAATAACATAATGAAATTGCTCCCCCCCAATTACTGCCCAAACATCTCCTAAGTCCGGATCAATACTGCCCCCAGCCATAGATGCCATTGAGGTGATAGTGGACACTCTGGAAAAGATATCCGTTGTAGCAGACTGTCCTGTATAATAGTTTGTCCGGATATCTATGTAATTACCTAAAGTGCCAGAACACACCGCACTGATATGCAATGCGCTTTCTCCGACACCATTATTCTGAGTCGCATGAACTGGTAGAGCTGAATTAGAATTAATCAATAATGTTAATGCAGCAGTTATTCCGCTACCACTTTGCCCGGATTCAATTGTATACTGAATTTCTTCCCCATTGATCATAAGGTAATAAGTCCCAGTACCAGAACATCCAGCCGCACTATGCATGGCATTTGAAAAATCAATTGTCATAGATGCGGCTACTCCGGCGATACCGCTACCAATTGCCAGTGCATACAACTCCGTATTTGGATTATTCTCTTTAAACTTATTGCACATCCTCGCCAAAATGGAACCACTGCCAAAATAACCATCAGCAAGATTATCTCTTGAAATCGCAACCAATGTATCAAATGGAACCGTCCCGGTCGATCTCTTCTGCCCGATGATTAACGCCTTATGTGGATTCTGAACCAATCCTTTCAGCGCCCTTGAATTATCAATTTCAACATAGGCCCCGGGCGTTCTCACGGTATCTGGAATATTATTGAATGAAATCGCCATTATTTACTTCCTCCTTTCTTCAATTTTTTGATGGTGGCAGTCCCATCTTTGAGTCGTCTTCGCCAGTACCTGCCTTCCCGGCCAATTAACGGTTTTATTTCTCCATCAGCCTGTAACGGAGTCCCTGTATTTGGATCACGTATTAGTGTCCCTTCAATTGGTATCAAAAACGCCGTTGTTTCCATATTTCCTCCTTATCTACCTATCATTTTGTACAAGTATCAAATTTTATTCCAAACCCAGAGCCAAACGCCCCATATCTCGGATCATCCGTGAAGTCAATAATGGTTTCCATATCCGGATCATCCACCGGTATTCTTATTGCTGGCAATTTACCAGATGGAGCCATTATCCATTGAGCATAAATAGAATTGAAATCCTCTAATTCATCTCTGCCTACATCAACCATATCCGTTATTCTAAAATCAGCCTCAAATTCAAACTGATACCAGAACTGGGCACGATTGATTCCTAATACCTTTCCGCCGGCATAGGATACTAAACTATCCATGCCTTCCATTTGCCAGCCAAGCAACGCCTCAAATAATTCTTGACGAACTTCATAAAGTTGATCGTATGCAGTCAATCCAGTTTTATCCTTCTGTTCCTGGGAATTATCTAACGCGACAATTACTCCAAATCGCTCCGTTATAATCTGACTAATTCCACTATCCAATTTATTCGGCTCTACTGTTTCTGATAATTGGATAACGAATGCCATCTCCTTTTGCAATGATCCCTGTAACGCATATGATAACTCAGCGGCTCCAGCTATATAATTCGTAAATCGGGTATCACATAAACGTAATCTAAGAACTATTGGTCCTATTTTCATTTGACGCTCTTAACTGATTTTGCTATCACTTCAAACACCCCATCCCCTACTCTATCAAGAATTGCTTGCTTATGTTTCTCCACTGCCGGATCGATAAAAGGCCTGGGCTCCATTTTCTTTGTTCCGAATTCTAAAGGTTCCGCGTATGGCCCCCCGCCGGCGACTCCAATTTCCACCGCGAACTTATGAACATCAAACATAACAGATCGTAATAATTCGCCAGTATCAACGGCAGGTGGTTCGCCCGGAGCGGAGGCCTGATGCTCCACATTCTTACTTTTCCTATAAATCCTACCTGTTTTTTGCTCCTTCTGCATCGAAGTTATAATTGTATTTCGGATTTCATTGGCACCTATGGTTAATTCCTGAGCAACCTCACCTGGAACTTCCATTGCCGCTTTATTCAGTTTCCTTCCTACTTTGGCTAACTTCTTATTCAGTTTACTGAGTTCAACCGTATCAATCATACCGGATAACCTGTGCCCTGCTCCTCGATCTCCTC